AAATTAAACCACCAGCTAACGGAACTCCATCATTATTAAAAAATTGCCATCCTGCGCCACCAATAGGTGAAAGATTAACTGCCATATAAGCTCCTAATTAGGGGTAAAGACTTGAGGCAACCAAGGCGCAACAACAGAATCTTGCTTATTTAGCTCATTTAACTGTTCTTCTAACCTAGATTTTATAAGGTTTATGCCGTCTTTCATAGTTTCTTGTTCAATCCAAGAGACAACCATTTCTTCTGTAACATCTGAAAATGGTACTTTTAATGTTGGATTAGCAAACCACCAGTTTCCTTCAGTTTCCACAATCTGATCTTGATCAGAAAGCTCTACTTTGTATTTAGCATGAGTAATCAAACCATCAATGGCTGATATATCAAAAATTGACCATTTATAATTCATAACTTTGCCTTTTGTTCGGTATAGAGCAATTGATTCATATTATTAAGACGCAGTTATAGCTGCAGTTGAATCCGTTATACCAGTAGGATCAGCACCAAAATCAAGAAGGGATACAAATTCTTGAAGTTTAAGATTAATAGCTCTATTAATAGCTCCGTCTGGGGTAGCGCCGCCATTTTTAAAATCAAATTTTGGAATAAGAGTAGTCATATTAAACCTTTGGATATTTAGCTTTTACTGCCTTGCAAGCATCAATATAGGCTTGAACTTGTACTGTATCACCTTTAACAATGCCATCTAAATAGTCTGTTACAGGAGGATATTCAGATTGACGTTTTTGAGCATAAGTTAAAGGCTTTGGTTGAGCAGGGTTTTTAATAGAATCATAAGCCTCATTAACCGCTTTATCTAAGTCATCACTTTCATTTATAGCAAGTGTTAAAGTAAGAATTGAATCATCTTCCTCAATAATGGTTACTTCATATAAAGGACTTGCTGCAGATTCAAGTTTTTTAGTTGTAAAAGATTTCATACAGAAGTCCTCAATCGAATAGTTGAAATAAAGAAATTTAAAGTGCTACCTGATAGATTTTGAATTACATAAGCACCAGCACCATTGTAATAAATATTAACTTTTGTAGCTAACCCAGCCGTATTAGAGTAAAGAGCTTGAGGGTTAAAAAATGTACCTGTGGTTCCATAGTAACAATTAGTTGCGCTTACGCCGTTACCACCATTTTCCCAAACATAAACAATACCTGAACCACCACCTAAAGCATAAACGCCATTATTAGCAATACTTACATAAGTACCATTTGATGTTGATGGCGCAAAATCTATTCCCCATTTTGAACTAGGAACGGATGCTGGCATTATTGAACCAGTTACGCTTAAATTAGCTGCGCCTGGGTCTGTAGTGTTGCCAATAGAAACACCGCCAGTTGCACCAATAGCCATTCTTACGGCTGCGCCTGTTGCATCCCAAAATATTAAACTTGTAGGAAAACCATCAATACCATCACCAATACGCCAACTTCTTCCTCCATTGGTATTAGTTAAAGTTAAATCGCCATAATTTGATAAATAATCCCCAGAAGATAACAATCTAGTAGTTGCTAATTGCGTACCACTAAAAGTTAAATTAGCACTAGAAGCAAAAGCACTTGTTCCATTACCAAATGGAATATAACCAGCAGTAAGTGTAGTTAATCCTGTGCCACCATGAGCTACATCAATAGTTCCTACATCGCCTGAACCAAGCAAAGAAGTTCCATTGACTGTTTTAATGTTAGTTCCACTAACTAAAGCAGCTTGTTTACCATTAAAAGTAGTCCAATCTGTGCTTGTAAGATAACCATTTACGCTAGTTGTAGCAGCAGCCATGCTAATTGCTGGAGTAGTACCACCACTAGAAACAACAGGAGCAGTACCAGTTACAGAAGTTACTGTTCCTAAATTTCCTGTTAAAGCTACACCATTGGCACTTAAAACACCAGTAGAAGGCACAAAACTAAGCTTTGTAGAGCTAGTAGTTATTGGTAAATTTCCAGTAGTTGTAGATACTAGCGTTGGATACCAAGTAGCAATAGAGCTTGTATTGTCAGTTACGGCTACGTTTGTAGCATTTGTGGCAGTTGTAGCTGTTGTTGCGCTTGAAGCAGAGCCACTAATATTGACCGCTAAAGAAGTAATTGATCCACTTGCAGCGTTTAATAAAACAGCAGTAGTTCCAATGTATAGAGTTGAATTTCCTAAAACTGTACTAGGAATAGTTCCTGTTAAATTTCCAGCAGTCAAACTTGTAAGGCTTGCTCCTGATCCGCTAAATCCTGTAGCAGTCAATACTCCAGTTGAAGGATTGTATTGATACTTGGTAGAGCTAGTGTATGAAGTAGCTAGGTTTCCAGCAGTTTGATTGGCAAACAAAGGATAGCGAGTGCCATTAGTTGTAGTGTCATCCGTTACAGTTGCATAAGCTGTTGGAGTAGTCCAAGTAGGAGTGCTAGTGCCATTAGAGGTTAAAACTTGACCTGTAGTGCCAGCAGCTGTAAATCCAGTTACACCAACAGCAGATTGCCAAGGAATAGAACCAGCTACTCCACCAGCTAAATAAGTTGCATTAGTAGCGTTTGTGGCAGATCCAACAGAAAGGGTAGATTGAGCTACATATTGAGGAGCAGTTGCACCAGCCGTCAATACATAGTTTGTCGTTCCTAATGAAAGAAATGTTGTAGCTCCTGCTCCTGTTTGATAGGCTAAAGCCCCTGCTGTTCCACCAGTAATATTTGTAGCACTTGCAGCTAAAGTTGCGCTTGCTACAGCTCCACTAACAATAGAGCCTGAAATAGAAGTAAGCCAAGTAGGATTTGAATAAGATCCTGTTGAATAAAGGCCATTGGTTACAGTTGCAGCATTACCTGAAATGGCAATACCCCAAGTTCCAGATGCGCCTGATCCTGTTGTGGAAGGTGCGCCAATAGTGTTATAGGAAATGGTTTGAGCTACAGAGCCGTTGTAAGTAATTGGTGAAACACCACCAGCACCACCGCTATTAAATGTAACGCTATTAGTTACACTTCCTGCTGATGTTGCAGTAGCAGCATTTCCACCAATGCTTAATGAAGTAGCTGTGCCAGTTAATCCTGTGCCAGGGCCACTAAACTGCGTAGTAGCAGTAATAGTTGTTCCTTTTACAGTAGTAGCCGTTGTTAAGCCTACAGTAGTTCCATCAATAGAACCGCCTGTAATGGCTACTGCATTGGCATTTTGAGTTGACATTGTGCCAAGGCCAGAAACCTGAGTATTGGCAATAGCAATAGTGGTATTAGTAACGCTAGTGACTTGACCTTGAGCATTAGTTATAAATACAGGAACAACAGAAGCAGAACCATACGTTCCTGCTGTTCCAATATTGGTAATGCTAAAAGTATTAGAAGCTAGGGTTAACCCTGTGCCAGCGTAATAAGTAGAAACACCTGAGAATTGAACAAAAGTAATTGGAGTAACTCCAATAGTTCCTGTATCAGCAGAAGTAGATACCCATGCAGTATTGGCTTGAGAGCCGTTTAAAACGACTGTGTAAGCCCCTGGCACTTCTGCCCATACATCCATGTCAGTTGCTCTAGTCCATGCGCTTGCAGAGGCTACATAGATGCCGTTATCGGCTGTTGCTGTTTGATTCTTAACTAGAACTCGATTACCAGCCAAGACTGAATAACCATCAATCGTCTGTAAACCTGACAAAGTAATGTTGGTTAAAGTTCCTGCTTTACAGGCAGCTTTAGGATTTAAGCCTTGAGCTACTGTATCAACATACAGCTTATTTACAATATCTGTAGCAGCAGAAGGAGAAGTTGAAATCTGTCCTGTAGCTGTGGAAATATTAGTAAAAACCCCAGTAGAAGGCACTAAAGCACCGATTGTGGTGCTATTAATGGTGCTATTGGTTATGGTTAACCCTGATTGAATAGGATTAACTGTTGCGTAGAACGGCTGACCCTGACCTATAAATGTTTGGAAGTTTCCATAAACATCAAAATAAGCCTGAACTGGCAGTAGGTTTTGATCTACTGTTGAAGAAGGGCCAGCCATATATTGCCTTTAATAAGCAAAACAATTTATTAAAATTACATCCCCAGCAGTCATATTTTGGGCTAAACCAGTTGTGATGGAATAGCTTGTAAATGTTACTGATGTTGCTGAACTTGCTGTTAGTTGTAAAAATAAAGCAGTACCGCTTGTTACATCAGCAGCAAAACCCATCCAACCAGATACAGCAGTTGGTAAAGTAATTGATCCTGAAGCTGCGCCACCAGTACCAACTACAACTTTAAAAGCCATTGTATTTGATGCGCTAATAGTAGGACTTGTACCAAATCCACTACCAATAGTAGGCAAAGAAACAGAAGTTGCTATTACGTTTCCACCCATCTGAAATACTGATGGATTGATAGTATCGCCTGTTAATGGTGGGCTAAAAAAAGTTCCGCCAGGGCCAACTAAACCTAAACAAACACCAGCAGCATTAAATTGCGCTTGAACAGGAACTGTTTGAACTGTAACTGTTGAAGCTACTTGATTTGAACTCATTATGCAATCCCTTCACCAGGTGTAATTTCTGCACTAGAAGCTGCACTAGATAAAAACCAAGCATTAGGTGGAATACCACTAAATACTTGTACACCATTAGCAGGGATATATAAAGTGTTGGCTGATGGAACAGTCAAAGCAGGAGCTGTCACGACAGGAGTAGAAGTCCCATCATTAGGCTCTTGTGGCTGCCAAGATACTCTAATAGCACTAGAAGTAATGTTTACAATTCGATAACCTGAAGGGTAAACATTGTTGCTAGATTTAACTTGTACAGCAGCCAAGCTACCAACCAAGTATGTTGGCCCAAAAGGGGCAAAAGCTGAATTGTAAGCCATTATTTACTCCTTAAACTACATTAGATGGAATTGGGCTATCTTCACAAGTTGAAACTTTAATCAACAAATTACCAGCAGTTTGAGTAGCTGAAGAACCAGTAGAGTTTACTAAACGCACAACTACTTGATTTGCTGTATTTGTATAAGCATTTCCAATAGAAATACCAGTTACTAATGCGCCATCAAATTGAGCTTGCACAAAGTCATTAGGTTGAACACCAGCTACAGTCAAAGTTACATCAGAAGTTGTGCCTGAAATAGTTGTTGATGGAAGGGTTACTTGAACAATAGATTGGGCAATAATATTGCCACGACAAACAGTAGTCTTAGACATAGTTTTTCCTCTAAAAAAGGTAATTCAATTATAGGTTAAATAAGAAAAAAAGCCATACTTTTTGGGCATGGCTTTTATTCTAATACTTCAAGATACTTAGTAAGGGCCTGAACTTAAATCATAGCCATATACATATACATCAACAGTTGCAGTTGCAGTTGCAGCAGATACATTGAAATACAAATTCTGTGCTGTTTCGGCAGTATGCGGAGTGGATGATGCGCTAACAGTTACATAAGCTGTAGTTGTTTGGCTAGTTAACGCTGCTGCTGTCAAAATGGCTGCACCGCCTTGAGCTTTAGCTGTGTAAACACCAATATCAACAGACGATACATCAACGGCTGCGCCAGCATTATTTGCGTTAGCAATAATTACTGAAACAGGAACATACAATGCGCTGTTGTTTACTTGAACTGCTGTATCACCCAATGCTGCAACGCTAAGACCTTTTTGCACAGCGATTACTCGCAAAGCTTGTTGGCTGTTTAGGTTCGATGGGTGGGTAGTGCTGGTTACTGCTGGGCCTGGATTAGACATGATTTATTCCTTAAATATTGTTAAAAGGGAAGGGCTTTCGCCCCTCCGTTTATTACGCTGCAACTCGGCAAGCAAGTTCTGGATACAAAGGAGCCCAGCCGTACAGTACGTCAACACGAGTAGGAATAGAATCGTTGTTAATTGTGTATTGGCGAACGACTCGCATTGACAGACCAATTTCCTTGTCGCTTGCACGACCAGCGAAATGAACACCTTCAGGCAACTCAAGGTCAGCCATAGCCATTGTGAACGCATTGCGATGCATTACGATGTTTTGTGGTGATACTAGACCAAAGCCACTTGCATTGTATTGTGAAGCAAAGAATGTCACAGCAGCAGTAGCAGAAGCTGTAGGAATACTTACGTTCTGGAACTGACCACCAGAGATAACTGCTGGAGATACTGTTACAGAAACAGAAGAACCTGAAGCAACTGAAACAGCAGACTTAACTACAAATGAACGCAGTTTATTTGTGCCGTAAGCTTGACGATTTTGTGGGTTAACTGCATACACACCAGCAATTTGGAATGTATCACCAGCGTTCAAGTTGATTGTGCCTGTATTAGCAGCAGTCAAAGTGATTGTGGATTGTGAAGCCCAACCAGAAGTCAAGAAACCAGTAGCAGTAGTTGTAGCTACAGAAGCAGTTACAGTAGAGCTAGAGAAGTTACCAAAAGTCTGTGAAACGATGTTTTGGTCAAGTTTCCAGTTCATACCACCTGAATCACGACCCATCAAGCCTTTTTCGT